CCTGTGGGGTTCAACCTACCTTTCTCTGTTTACCAAGGCGGAAACACCACGCCCAGACGTGGACGCCCAAAACCTGCTGATGTGACCCTTATTGCTTATCAAACCGGGAGTTGTAGGCAATACCCGCAAGGGCGCCCATTACGCCGCTTGGGAAATCACTGGCTGACACCGCTACTTGCGTAACAACGTTGAGAGTAAGCGGGTCAACAAGGATCAGCACGTTAGGGCTATACCCGCTCAGCCACCAGCCGCCGTTATCCAGATCGATGGTCACGGACTGCCACGAGAACGGCTGGGGGGTAATTCCAGACAGGTCTGTCGATCCGATAAGTGCGCCCGAAAGGTCCAGCCGATAGACTTTCTTGGAACCGTTGCAGATGACCAAAAGAGTGTCGTTAGAACGATCATATTCAACGTCTTGCGCCGAAGTCACGCCATATGGCGTCAGGTCGATTGCCGCTTGCAGGGGCGCCCCGCTTCTGTCGCAATGCCATAGGCGGCCCCCGTAACCGGGGGTGTCGTCCACAAACCAGAGCGTATAATCGCGAGGGCTGACCGTGACGCCTTCAAGCTCTGTGATCGTGGGGGAAATCACAGAGCCAGCTATTGTCTTAAGCCGGGCTCCACCAAGCGTATAGTTATACGCAGCGGCTTGCCCCGGGGTGTCGTTTACTGACCATACAGACCCGTCGCCGGGATCGAAAGCGCAACCAGAGTTTTGCACCCAACCGCCTGTCACAGTGTTGGTGTTTAGGTAGTTCAGCATGCGCCCATACCGTGTGATAATCGGAATGCGCATGGATGAGCTGTTGAGGAGCAGTGAGCCGCCAGGTGTCATCGTATGTTGCCCTTCCCTAGACTATGTAATGACCGCCGAAGAACACGCTGGCATTCGACAGGTCAGAATTGCTCACAGCAGTACCGTCTGATGTGAACAGCTGGAATGTCGTGGCGGAAGAGGAATACCGCGCGTATCTCAGAACCGACACCGGAGTGTACCCGACAGAGCACGATCCTCGATTGCCCGCATTGCTTGCAGTCGTAAAGGGGAGTCCGCCGATAGCTGCGGACGAGCCGCTGGCCGTTGCTGGATATATGACGTTTATGCCCCAGAACACCACGCGACCTATTTTGGTATAGGTCGCATCCACGCTAGCGAACGAGAGAGATGCGCTGCTGGCGTCGATAGGGGTGAACGTGCCTTCCTCGTAGTCATCGAGGGTGTTAGCCCCCGCCGATGGAACTTGCGTGGCCGGGAAGGTTATTCCTCCGCCACTTAGAACCGGAATGGCCGAGAACGTCTTAATCCCTGACACCACCTGCGCGGTGTTAATCAGGTCGATTGTGCCGCTCTCATTTGGGGCAATAAGCGTCCTTGTTGTTGCCGTGGTAATCCCCGACAGATCGAACGCCAGTAGCTTGGTCTGGTCGGTCGCATCACGGACACGAAAAATCGTGCTTTTGAACATACGCCGGATTAGCCCGAGGGTATTCCGAGCGGCGTTGTTCATGCCCGATGGTGCGCAGCCCTCATCAATATCAATGCCGGTGATAGTGGTATTGCTGGCGTCGGTTTCGCTCAGGTCGGTTAGTTCGGTCATGGATTGACGCCCTTATTTCAGGTGGCGGGAGTAGTAGATGCCCCCGGTGGAATCGGAGATGAGCCGACCATTGCCGGTGTCAGTGAAGCCTTGCGGGGTACGGGATTGGGGCCGGGCCTGCTGTTGCGGCTGGTCGCGCTGCACCGTGATGCGGAGCGGGGCGCGCTGCTGTTGCGGGCGCATAGCCAGAGGCATGGGAACGGGTGCCCGGCGCTGCTGTGGAGCCTGTTGCATCATTGGGCGGGGAACTGGCATTGGCGGCATTGGCCGAACGCTGAGAGCCGAACCAACCTGCGGCATGAAGCTGGGCCGGGGCATGGGGAACGGAGCCGCCGATGCCATGCGGGTACGCGGTGCGCCGGGGATTTCTGGCATAGCCGGAACGCCGGGGGCAAGGCGGTCAGCCACCGGAGGAACGCCAGAGCGGCCACGGGCCATGTCTGAGGCGCTGAACTGCTGCGGGGCGGGCGTTGACGGGATCGAGGCTACGGTTTCCCAGCCATTGCGACCGCGCGCCATGTCCGAAGCCGAGACCTGCGTTCGCGGCGGGGGAAGTTCGGGCAAGCGGGCCTGCGGAGGCAAAGCATTGAGGCGAGCCGTTACCCGATCAAATGGCGAGGCAGGAACCGGGGCGGGCGGGCGAGAGGAACCCGTTGCCATGCCCTGGCTGTCGATGGGCTGGCGGGTCTGGCGCATGGACCCGACACGCTCATCGTAAGTCGCGTCGAACATTGGGGCTTGCTGGCGTCCACCCTGCACCGGGCTCATGGCGATACTGTCGCCAGCGTTGCCACCGGGCTTCGGCAGGCGATTGAACGTCTGTGCAACAAGACTGCCGGGATAAGTGATCGGGCCTTTGGTGCCGCCGCCTGCATTGCTGCGAGCTATGGCGGCGCGTTCGGCCTCTGGAATACCGCCATAGCGAGGGAAGGCATTGCCCGACTGCTGCTCGTAGCGCATGGCGAAATCGGCAAGCTGGTCGTCGCTCATTGAGCCAAAATCGCGCACGCTGGACCCCTGACCCCACCACAGGGACGGAACGTTTACGGCGTTCCCATCGGGAAGCTGAACGGTGCGGGTTACCTCTGTGCTGACACTGCCGTCCGCGTTTGGCCGTGGCGTGTTGGTCGCCGCGTCAAACGGATGCAAGCGGCTGTCGCCATCTGGACGGCGCGGGGGCACTGCTGGGGGCTGCGTCGGGCGCCGCGTGTCCTGTAGCGATGCGACCTCGGGCAGTGAACCGGGCGGCAACGGCCTGATATTGCGCTTCACCATGCCCGCGACATTGCGGGTCAGGTCTGCGTAATTCGAATCCGTGGCATAGCCAGCCTTGGCAATGCCCTGCAATTCCTCTGGGCCGGTGAGTTTCAGCGCTTCGGTGTAGCGCGGGTTTTCACTGAGGAACTTGCCATAATCAGCAACCGATTCCCCAAGACTCCCGTAGGTGCGGAAATTGTCAGTGGTGCGAACGCGCTTGCCGCCGACTTCCTCATGTGTGGTGATATTCTGCCCACCAGGGCGACCGTGCGACTTGACGCCGAAGTAGTTGTTACCCGCGACTTCCCGCCCCCAGCCTGTCTCAACAGCCGCCTGCGTGATGATCGTGACAGGGTCAATACCGAACTGATCGCCCACGGCCACCGCGTAGGGCGTCATCTCAGCAATGAAATCCTGCACGTACTTCGGATCAGCCATTGCTTACCCCATAGGAATACGGCCCTTGCAGGCCGGGTCAGTCGCGATTACATTTGCGGGATGCAGATAGATTTAGAGCCGCAGGAATACCGGCGTGGCCCGTTGCGCGGACACCCGTTGGACAACAAGGTGTTCCTCAGAGCCGCCGCCATAAGCGGTGTATGGTTTGCTCTATGCGTCCTGTTCGGGCGATATGTTGAACACAACCTGCCCTGGTACTGCATTGCGGCCCCGGCTTTTGCGCCGGGGCTCTTGTTGGCTTACATCGCCATTTCCTTAGACGATTAAAGGCTAAGCCTCACTCTGGGAGGCGGGATGCTGGGCAGAGAGCGCTCCTGACCAATCGGCGCTTGCTGCTGGATAAGCGGGAGCGGCGTCATCGGCGGGCCTTGCAAGGCGTTCATGCGTCCGCGCACACCAAAATCGCCCCTCCCCATTAAGGCTTCAGCCGTCTGAGCGCTTATTGTCTGCCGCCTGCGCTCCAGCATGCCGCCAAAGATGCGATCCAGTGCGCGGGCGGCTGCGTCACCGGGTTTAAGGTTCAAAGCCTGCTGCATCACGCCGGGGCTGCTTCCCGTGAGGCCTAGATCCTGCTGGGCAGCGGTTAGCGGCGCCGTCCGGGAACCATGCAGAACCAAGTTCTCGCTCTCCGCCATCCGGGCTTCCTGCGAAAGGATGCGCATCAGATTATCGGCGCGCTCCTGACCAAACACTTGGGTGAGCTTCTGGTGGTTCCAGCTGCCCTCGCCAGCAATAAGCTGGCGAAGCTTGACCCGGTCATTGGCGTTCGTGCCGACAACCCTATCCAGCATTGCTCTGGTGCCCTGAGACAGGCGTAGCGGCCCAAGCGATGGCTGCGCGCGCGGCCCAACCATTGTGCCCTGAGGCCCTGCCAGTGTGGTTAGGATGTCGCCCAAGTCTTGGGGCGTTGTGGCCTCTGGGCCGTTGTTCAGGATGCGCGCGCCCGTGTCGATAGCGCCTGACTGTGAAGCCAGTTCTGCGTATTGCGCGTCAACCGCCTTGATCCCCGGAACCGCATTGCCCAGCATATCATCGACTTGCTGGCGGGCGCGGGTCAGGCTGCGAACGACAACATCATCTGTTTCCGTGGAAATCATGCCATCGATGGCGTTGCGGGCTCGCAGCAATGCAGCCGGAGCCGTTTCCAGGGTCCGGTTGTCGTCATTGCGATACAGCATCCGGGTAACAGCATTGAGCGCCCGAACGCTGTTGCCCTTGGCCTGCATCATCTGATTGTTGAGGCTATCGCGGAGCGGGGTGAGGTTTACCGCCATCTCCCCCAGAGCCAATTCCCGTTCATAGACCGGGCCAAGCATTTCCTGAGCGGCGGTAATCTGCTGCTTAAGGGTCGTTGGGTTCGGAGGCGCACCAAGTTCATTGGTTAGGGCTGACCGGATGCGTTCATTGCCGCCCGCCGCGCGCATCCGCATTTCCTGCATGATGTTCGTGCGGGCTGGCCCCATGACGTTTGCCTGCGCTGCGCCAAGCAGTTGCAGGTTGTCGTCAATGTCAATGAGCCGCGCCGATGGCCCCAGATTATCAACCATGGAGCGCGCGTCAGCCGGGTCAATGCCGGATCGCTCCAAGGCGCGAATGATCGGCTTGGGAATGCGAGCGCCCGTGGCAGAGGTCACAAGACGGCCCGGCGTAGGCGCAACAGTCGCGGGCGACATATTGCCAGCGGCATTCGCTGCCCGGTCGAGCATGCGCGGGTCTTGGTCGGAGAAACCTAGGCGCGGGTCAAACCGCTCCCTGCCCGTGGCGACATCGCCAGGGAGATTGAAGGCGTCTATGGCGCTGGAGAGGACCCCCGGAATAGCAGGGCGCGGCCATCCGCCGTTGGTCTGTGCATCGGCGGGGAACTGGATAGGGACAAGCGCCCCCGGTTCCTGCCAGTTCTGCGGAGCGGTATCGGTATGCTGCCCAACCTGAGGAAGCGAACGCCCACGGCCAGCCTGTGCCTCTGACGCAGCCCACGCAGCATATTCTGGCGTACCGGGGCGCATTGGCTGAGCTGGCGCGGTCGGCTGTGCGGGCTGACCGCCACCAAACTCCTGCTGCAAGACGCGCTCGATATCTGCGTCCGGCATGCCATCGGGGAATTGCGCAATCGAGCCGTCCGGCAGTTTGATCTCAATCATTCGAGCCGCCCTGTTGCCGGATTGAAGGTGCGCACGACTGGGGCCGCACCGCCCTCCTTGCGGCTACGCATCGCTTCAACGTCACGCTCCTTCTGTGCGATGAAGGCATTGAGGATCGCATCCTTTTCCGGAGGGGACAGGTTGGGGTCGCCCAGAGTCGCACGGAGAGCCGCGCCTTCCTTCTCAGTGAAGGCCGCGCCGAACGTATCGCGGAGAAGGGGTAGCACTTGGGCGTCGACAATGGCGATGTAACTCGTGCGGTCGATAGCGCCCTGCCCGACCACGCCAAACTCACGCTTTAACGCGTCCATTGCCTGACCCGAATGTGTGTAGGTCGCGGTATCAGCAAGGGCCTTAAGTTGGTCAACGACAGTGCGCAAACCCGGCATCTTGCTTTGCATGCTCTCGTAGAGGCTGTCGCTCTCGGCGTCCGACTTCCCAGACGCGCCACCGTAGCCCTTATCATACGCCTCCTGCTCGTTGTTGATGGCAATCGGAGCGCCGATAGTGGCCCCAGGGTTGGCCGGGTCTTGGGTCACAAATTCCGTACCGAGATTCAGCGGAGAGTTAGCCCGCTTCATGATCAGGTATCGGCTTTGGTCTTCTGGGCTTAGCCGGTTGTAATGCTCCCATTCCTGAACGTTGGAGGGAGCGTTACCGCCAATGCCCGACTTCTTCGCCGCCTCATCCTGCATCGCCATTTGCCAAGCCTGCGTGACGGGCAGGTTGGAGTATTGCGGATAGTTGGTTTTCAGCCATTCGGTGGTCTGGGTGGTCTCCGCCGCTTCCTTGGCCTTTGCCGCCGCGTCCGTGGCATACTGGCGATCCAGCGCCATGCCCTCCATAGCCCCGGTTGCCGCACCGCTAAGCCCCGGCGAAAGCATCCCGGCACCAAAGCCAAGAAGCGCATTGCGGCGCGGGGAAACCCACTGCGAAATAGGATTGTCAGCCGGGAGAAAGCCGGGCGAAAACGGTGCGTTTGCCATTTGTCTCAACCTCACGCCATGCCGAATGCAGTTGCCGCCAGACCAGTGCCGACCTTCCACCACGGCTGAGATTCCGTGGTCGTCGTGCCCGATACCGGGGCCGTGCCCGCAAAGATTGAGCCGCCTCGCTGGACCGTATTCCAGCCCGCATTCTGCGTTGCGTCGAACCGGCGCGCGTCGTCCTGTGCCTTGGCTGAGTTGTAGGCGTCCATGGTCTGGCCCGCTTGCAACTGCGCCTGGCCCGGTAGCTGACTGCCCTGATAGAGGCCCGGAAGCATCGAAGCGGCCTGCATCTGGCGCTGCTGATCGTTCTGGAAGTTCTGATAGTCCATCCCGGCATTGACATTGCCGAGGGCTTCCGTGGCCGTATCGACATGCGAACCGGAGCCAAAGCGCCCGGACGTGGTGAACATTGAATTCACATCGCGCAACGTGTCGTCGCCGGCCTTGGCGCGCAATGCCGCATAGCCTGGGTCGTCGGTTCCGAACCGTTTCCCGCTGGCAATGTCGCCAAAGTCGCCAATGGTCGAGCCCATGGCTCCGCTGAACAGGGAGTTGTTCGGATTGTTCGCCAGAGAGTTGACGCCCGTCGTGGTCTGTCCGGATAGGCTAGGAACCATAGACTGATCATAGGGCCTGACCCCCTTGCTCAATTGCGTGTTGAGCTGGTTGCCAATGGTGGTAGCCGCAGCCTGCATTGCAGGATTGGATAGCCCGCTAGACTGCGATCCGGTTTGTACATCGCCCATGTTCAGAGCCTCTTCTGTCGTCTATTGGGCACGTCGCCCGTTAATTCGTAATCAGGGAACACACGGCCCCAGTCTCTGCCGCCGATAAGGATGCGAGAAACGCCAGCCTCTCGGCACGAAGCCTCAAAAGCCGACATCAGCGCCCGCATGGTCTTGATCATTTGCCGAGGGCCGCCATCGACCGAACCGGCGAAGTAGGAGGCGAAACAGCACCGCTCGCCCTGTTCCTCAAAAAGTTGGAATGCCAGATAGCCGCGAGCGCCTTCTACATCGCCGCCGACAATCGAGAGTGCGCCGCTGTCCAGATCGGCCCTGAACTGATCGACCGTTGCGCCGCTTGGTGTGAGCGCGAGCGCTGGCGCCATCAATTCGGCAATGACCGGCCATTCCGCGTCTATGCGGGCGGTATCCAGCAATGTGACTTGCATCTAGCGCTGGTTCATCGGCATAAAACTGCCGACCGCTGCTGCGTCCGAGGTCAGGTGGTTGACGACAATATCGATGCGATCCGCCGTGCCCGCCGTGGCCCGCAGGGACCATCCGGTGTTGAGCACGAAAGGCGTATCGATTGTGACGATCCCGTTTGCGGTCATAGCCGCCTGATAGCGCAGATAATAGCTGGTGGTGCCGTTATAGAGTTCCAGCGTCAGTGTTGGCGTATTGCCGGTGATTTCCGCTGCGATCAGCGACACGATGGTGGTGCGCTTGGTTGCGGTGTAAAGCGCGGTGACATTTGTCGTGGTGAGCTTGGTCGCAATGGTCTGGATATTGCCGGTTAGGGTAAAGCTCACCACGGGCCTCCAGAGTTAGAGCCGATGTGGTCGATGCCCTTAGCATCGGTCCACGTCGCAGCGGCGGGGATGTTGTACCGAAACGCAATGTTCAGGCCCCGCGCCCGGAGCGGGAACTTGCCTGCCGCGTACTTTGCAACAGCCGCCTCGAATACAAGGGCATCGGACAGGGCATCGGACGCCCCGATTTCGAGCGTTCCGGTGGCGCAGTCGTCAATCCCCGTGGCCCAACCGATCATGGTTGTAACCGGGCTGTTCTGCGTGGACGTGAGGATTGTTGCCGCCATGTTGGCGCCGGAGAATGTTGCGTATTTCAGATCAGAGCCGAGCGCTGCGAACACCTTTTGCCCGCCCTGCCAGAACCGATCATCCCAGGAAATGGTAATGGTATCGACGGTGCCGAAGGCGTCCAGATCCTCCAGCGTATAACCAGCGGTCGCGATCCGGCTCAGATATGCGGTGCTGGCCGTCCACGTAAACCACGGGTTGGCCGGGAATGCCCATGAATAGCCAATAAGGTTGGCAAACACCGTTGCGCTTGGATCGCCATTGCTCGGATAGCGGAACAGCACAAGCTTGTTGGCTGGGTCGATAGCGCCCTGCACCTTGGCCAGATCAGCCAGTTCCACGAGGTCAAGAAAATACTCATCGACCATTCCGGCGCCGATGAACTCCAACCCCTCCTTGAGCGTGAACCGGAAAAACCCGTTGGTGGAAATCCCGTACAACACGCCGTCGAAGGCCACGCAGGATTTACGGCCCACAACGCCGCGTTCCGTCGATACCTCCAGCAGCGAGTAGAGCGCACCACCACCGGCATTGCCGAATTGCAGCACCCGCATGGAGTTCTCTTGCAGCACGATAGCCGCGCCATTGCGCAGGTTGAACGCACCCAGCAATGCCCCGCCCGCCTCAAGGGGCTGATAATCCGCCGCGCCGCCCGACCAGTCCGTATGATCGTTGAAGTCGCTATTGCGGATCAGGCGATTGTCGCGGGTGCTGGCGGAATCCAGGCAATCGAAGCCAAACACCATATTGGCGATGATTTCGATTTCGCGGGGATCACCGGCAGCTGAGATATAGCTCGGAGACCCGCCCGTCTCGATATTATAGGCCTGCATGCCATCGGTGGTATTGGTGAACAGCAGGAAATTGCCGAACTGGCGGCAGGACCAGTCATCACCGCTGGTGCAGGTATAGCCCGCCTGGATCGATGTCCATGTGAAGTCAGAGCCAAGGCTGTAGAGCGTGGTTTCGGTCAGGCCGAACACAACAGTTGTTCCGTCACGCTTGAGGCATGTAATCATGCCACGCGGAGCCGCTGGCAGGGCATCCGCCGTTGTCGGGGTCGCAAGCAGTTTCGCTGGCCCGTAGCCCTGCGCCTTGGGCACAACGCCATTGGCGGTGAGGCAGATGCCGGGTGTGTTTGCACCAGCGTCCGGGGCGAAGGGTCCAAAGGGGAACTGCATCAGGGCGTGACCATATCGAGGGTCATTTCCACATTGCCGTATTCGGCCACGTTGCCCTGAGACACCAGTTCATCAAGAATGGCATCGGCCTGCGCTTGGAGGAAAGACGCGGCGTTATAGTCCTTGAGATAGGCGCTTGCCGCAGCCTGCCCCCCGAACAGGTAGAAATCCGGGGCCAGCGTCAGCAGCCAGTTGGTCGTATCGCTGGACGACAGGCCGGTAAGCACCGAAGAGAATATCGCAGTGAAATCGTCTTCGGTAACGGGAGCCACCCGGAGCGTCGTGCCGTAAATGGCATAGACCCCGGCGTCGTCAGCATCCTCGTATGGGTTTCGCGTGATCAGCGCGTCCCATGAGACCTGCTTGAGCGGCACAGAGCCGAGCAAGTCCTGCACAAGCGAGGTCATGCCTACAAATCCCGTGGGGAGCGTGGCAACGCCGCTGGAATCGGTGGTGATGGTTGCCGAGGTGCGGCGCCGGAAATCCTGACGCAGCTTGCGGTTGGCCTTGGCCTCGGTAAGAAGGATGAACTGATCCGTCTCGGTCGCGGTGAAGGTGCGCTTTTCCCACGTGCCAATGGCCGTGGTGAGTTCAGCGTATGTGGCAATGGTCATGGTTACAGCTTTCCGCTACGGGTTCGAAACGCCGCGTTCTTCTCGTTATTCAGCCACCAAGTTAGGTGCTCTTTGTCGCCCTCACGCATTTTCGGGGCGAGTTCGGTGAGCAGCTTATTCATGGGAATGCGGCCCACCCGGACCAGCGGCATGTTCCCGCCCTTGTCCGAGCCGGAACCGGCAGACCAGCGCTTACTATCGCGGGAATTGCGTTCCTCGGTGTTGAGCTTTTGCAGCTCTTCATCAGCGAGGAATTCGGTGCGCATCACTTCGATGGGCAGACCGGAGACGGGGTGAGTGCCCCGCCCTATCGACCGGCGCCAGCCGTCCGCGACTTCCACCACGGTCCAGGTGACATTGGTGCAATCGGCCTCGGTGAGCTTAATCGTCAACGGAGCGCTCTGCGATGTCGTTGGCGCGCATGGTGCGGGCTTCGTCCTGTGGGACGCGAATGATGGTCCCGGCCCAGATCTTGCCAATCGTGCCGACGCCGGAAATCGGGGGTGGGGCGCCCTCGCCCTCGACAAACCGGGCTTTCTCCATTTCGTATTCGCGACCGGATGCGTCCTTACGGGTCACTGCTGGGACCATATGGCCGACGATGTCGAAGTCACCGGCTGGGCGGTAATTGCGCAGCAGTTCCATTGCCACCATTTTGGGGGCTGGAACGTCTGGATAGAGTTCAAAGTCAGCAGCGGGTGCAGTCTCAGGCGTGGGTGTGTTGAGG